GGGACCGGATCGCTCCTGAGATGGAGCGCCTGGGACTCCTCTCGGAGCTCGACCGCGATACGCTGGCCGGTTACTGTGACGCTCATGGTCGATGGTGGCATTTCCGGCGGGAGGTCGCCGAACATGGATCGGTCCAGATCACGTCCTCTGGATATGCGGCGCAACGTCCGGAGGTCGCTCTCATGAATCGAGCTCTCGACGATATCAGGAAATTCTCCGCGCTGTTCGGATTTTCTCCTTCAGATCGAGCTCGGATCTCTGTCCCTGAGCGAGAGGACGATGAGCCGAGAAGCAAATTCGCCAGCTACGGATAATGGAGACCCGCGATTACGCAAATATCGCCGAGCAGTATTGTCGCGACGTGGTCGCCGGCGACGTCCTGGCCTCTCGCCTGGTCGTCAAGGCTTGCGAGCGTCATCTCTCTGACCTGGTCCGTGAAAAGGACCGGACGTTTCCGTACCGGTTCGACGCGGACGCTGCAGCTCGGGCCTGCAGTTTCGTCGAGCTCATGCCGCACACGAAAGGGAAATGGGCGAAAAACGGAGAGGACCTGGTCCTGGAACCGTGGCAGGTATTTGTCACGGCCTCTGCATTCGGCTGGCTCCGGAAAGCGAACGGCCTCCGGCGCTTCCGGACGGTCTATATAGAGGTCCCTCGAAAGAACGGGAAATCATCCTGGTCCGGCGGTGTCGGTCTGTTCATGCTGCTCGCCGATGATGAGTATGGCGCGGAGGTTTACTCCGGAGCCAGTAAGCTCGACCAGGCGCGGGAGGTATTCTCGCCGGCGTGGAATATGGTCCACTCGACTCCGGAGCTCCAGGACCATTTCGGCGTCGAGCTCGGAGGCACGAAAAAAAATCCAGGACCGATTCACTGTTTGAAACGAAACTCCAAGTTTGAGCCGGTGGTCGGGAAGCCAGGCGACGGCGCCTCTCCCAGCTGCGCGATCGTCGATGAGTACCATGAGCATAAATCGGACAAACTGTACGATACGATGCAGACCGGAATGGGCGCGCGTGAACAGCCGCTCATGTGGGTAATCACTACCGCCGGCGACAATATCTCCGGTCCATGCTATGCTCTCCATCAGGACGTCGAGCGGATCCTGGACGGCTCGATGGAAAATGACCAGCTGTTCGGGATCATCTACGGAATAGATGAGGACGATGACTGGAAAACAGAGGAGGCTCTCCGGAAAGCGAATCCGAATTACGGCGTATCGCTCGATCCCGTCTGGCTCCGCGAGAAAGCGTGGGAGGCTCAGAAATCCTCGCGGAAACAAGGCACGTTCAAAACGAAACACTGTAACGTCTGGCTCCAGGCGCGCTCCGGATGGATGAATATGGAAGCGTGGAACAGCTGCTCCGATCCTGAGCTCATGGACGAACGGTTCGAGGGTGAGCCGGCCTGGGTAGGGATTGACCTCTCCTCGAAAATCGATATCACGTCGAATCTGAAACTATTTCGGCGCCAGGAGGAGGACGGCGAGGATCACTATTACCTATTCGGCCGGCACTACCTCCCGGAGACGCGGGTCGAGCATCCGGACCGCCGGCATTACCAGGGCTGGGTTACGGATGGTCATCTCATCGCAACTCCCGGCGACGTGATCGACCATCGCATCATCCGGGAGGATGTATTCGCGGACGCGGAGAGATTCCGAATCGTGACGCTCGGATATGACCCGTATGGAGCGACTCAGCTGGCCGTCTCACTGCAGGAGGCCGGAATCACGGTCCTGGAGATCCCTCAGACGGTCAAATATCTCTCCGATCCGATGAAATGGGTTGAGGCTCTCATTATGGCCGGCCGTCTGCACCATGACGGAAATCCGGTTATGAACTGGATGATGAGCAACGTGACCGCGCGCGTCGATGCGAATGACAACGTATTCCCGCGGAAAGATCAGAACGAAAACAAGATTGACGGTCCCGTCGCTCTGATTATCGCGATGTGCGTCGCGCTCAGAGCTCAGGAGGAGAAACAAAAAAAGCCGAGGATCAGGACACTATGAGAATACTCGGATTCGACCTCAGTATCAGTCGCGACTCAGTCACGCCGGCGGACCTGCTCATCAAAGAGCAGAGCCGCAACGCAGAGGAGCGCGCATCTGGTACGGATCTGTCCGAGATCGGATGGACGTCGCTCGGATCGTACGGAACCAGCTCCGGTGAGAGCATCTCTGAGGAGCGAGCGATGCGGCTGGCGACGGTCTACTCTGCCGTCCGCATCATCGCAGAAACGACGGCGGCTCTGCCGCTGAAAACGTACCGGCGCGACGGACGGAACAGAGTCGTTCTCCAGGACCATCCGCTCACGCCTATTTTCCAGCGTCAGGCGAATATGGTCATGACGGCGATGGATTATCGCGAGCTCATGCTGGTCCATCTCCTCCTGTGGGGAAATCATTTCTCTGAGATCATCCGGAACGGCGCCGGAGACGTGGTCGAGCTCTGGCCTATTCATCCGGCCAGGGTCATCATGAGGGCTCGCCGGAGGAGAAATAAAAGAGTCTATCTCGAATATGACGTGGTCCGCGATCGCGGCGGAATGGATACTCTGCCGGCGGAGAAAATTTTTCACGTCCGCGGCCTGGGGTTTGACGGCGTCCGAGGGAAATCACCGATCCGTCTCCATCGAGAGACGCTCGGAGTCGACTCTGCAGCTCAGAAATTCGGCGCCAGGTTTTTCAAGAACGATGCACGTCTCGGAGTATTCCTGGCGACTGACCAGGTCCTCGACGATGATGTATATGAGCGTCTGAAAAAAGACTGGCTCCAGGACGGCGGATCGGCGAAAGCGTGGGAGACGAAAATTCTGGAGGCCGGTCTCAAAGCAGAGACGCTCACCATGCCGCCTAAGGATGCACAATTTCTGGAGGCGCGGAAATTCTCACGTCAGGAAACGGCGGCGATCTACCGGGTCCCGCTGCACATGATGGGAGACCTGGAGCGCGCGACGTTCTCCAACATCGAGCATCAAGGAATCGAATTCGTGGTCCATACGCTCCGGCCGTGGATGGTTCGGATCGAACAGGCCGCATCGATGCAGCTGCTCACGGAAAATGAGCGGGATATCTACATCTCGCATCTGGTCGATGGTCTCCTCCGCGGAGATCAGAAATCGAGATATGAGGCCTACTCGATCGGACGTCAATGGGGCTGGCTCTCCGCAAACGATATCCTCGAAATGGAGGATCAGAATGGAATCGGTCCAGCTGGCGATATCTATCTCACGCCGATGAACATGATTCCGGCCGGCGGCGATCCTCTGGCGGCCTCAAACGCTGAGGTTCAATTCAACGGCGCGCGGCGGAGCCGGCCGGCTCTGCCGGCGGAGACGCGAGCTCTGCCGTCGCGCTACAATACCGCGAGAGCGATCGAGACCGTCTATCGTGACCAGCTCCGGCGGGTCGTAAAACGCGAGATCGTCGAGATCCGGAATAACCTGGGCGATCTGGAGAACGAAAATCTCTCGACCTGGGGAAACTGGCTGTTCGATTTCGAGGCCGATCACGCGGACTGGATGCGGAGCCGGGTCTCTCCGATGTTCAGGGCTATGGCGGAGTCTATGGTCGCAGCTGCTCAGGATGAGGTCGCTGACGGCGACCAGGAGGCCGTCACGATCGCAGATATCGAGCGGTTCGTCGAGGAGTACACCGACACATATACGCGGAGATATACCGGTTCGAGCCGCGGCCAGCTGCTCTCTCTGATTAATGAGGACGGCGATGATACGCCGATCGAGCGCGTCGAGGCTCGCCTGGATGATTGGGAGGAGACCAGGGCTGACCAGGAGGCGCGCCGCGAACGCCAGCGGAGCTCAAACGCATTTACGCGAGCAGCCTGGGCGGTCGCCGGCGTCGCGACGGTGACGTGGACGAACGTGGGGTCTGAGAACTGTCCGATCTGCGAGGAGATGGACGGGGTGACGTCAGTCATCTCCAGTACGTTCGTCACGCCAGGAGACCAGGTCGCCGATCTCGACGTCAGTCGGTCCGTCGCTCATCCTCCGATCCATGACGGGTGCGATTGCATCCTGACGCCTGGAGTCGGAGCCAGAAACCAGCTCACGCCGGCGGAGCTCAGAGGCGCGCTCGATATCCTCCTGGAGACAGAGGCCTCCGAGCTGCTCGATCATCAACACATTCACACGAACGGACACAGTCATGGGTAAGGAGATCAAGAGAAACGGCGGCCAGGAGACGCGGGATTTTCCACTCGGTCGGATTCGACGGACATTCGAGATCGAGCTCCGCCAGGCGGGAGAGGATGAGGACCGTAAGATCGTCGGATACGCGGCGAAATTCGATCGGGAGTCTCAGCCGC